GTGCCGGGTGACGAAAAGAGTCGTCTGGTAACAGCCGACCAAGTTGGATGTCAGTCGCCAGTTGTGGGAGACGAAAGTCGCCTGAACCACGGGGATACAGGACGGGGCTTACAGTCAATCTCAACACACATAACGGTTTCGTTCAATGGTAGGACGGCGGGCTCTGAACCCGTCAATCGTGGTTCGAGTCCATGAGCCGTTGCCATGGCGTCTTGGCCAAAAAGGACTAAGGCACCTGCCTTTCAAGCAGGCGAGTGAGGGTTCGAGCCCCTCAGACGCTACCAATCACACCGTACCCCAAATGGCAGAGGGAGCACGTTCAGACCGTGTACAGTGCGAGTTCGAGTCTCGCGGGTGTGACCATACCGCAGTAGCACAATGGATTAGTGCAAAACGCTACGAACGTTTAGGTTGGGGGTTCGAGTCCTCTCTGCGGTGCCATTCTAGTGTAGTTCAATGGTAGAACGGGCGGCTGTTAACCGTCATGCTTGGAGGTTCGAGTCCTCCCGCTAGAGCCAATACTGGTGTACCCCAATAGGCAGAGGGGTCAGGTTGAGAGCCTGTTCAGTGTGAGTTCGAGTCTCACCATCAGTACCAATGGGGGCGTCACCAATGCCGGTTATGGCGACGGCTCTTACCCGTCTAGTACGTGGGTTCGACTCCCATCGCCCTCTCCAATACCGCAGTAGCACAGTAGGCTAGTGCGTCTGCTTGCCAAGTAGAAGGTCGCGGGTTCGAGCCCCGCTTGCGGTACCAAACCTCGTTGAGCACGGTAGGTATGCGTGCAGGGTGCTGATAACGCCAAGGCCGCTGGTTCGAGTCCAGCAGCGAGGACCATGCTTCCGCAGTCTGCGGGTAGGGATGTCGGATTGTCAATCCGAAGGCAGCGGGTTCGAGTCCCGTAGGAAGCGCCAAGCCTCTGTCGTTTAACGGCAGGACACCACTCTTGTAAGGTGGGTATCACGGTTCAAATCCGTGCGGAGGCTCCACTATATGAGTCCGTTTGTCGGCTGGGGTCTGGACGTTAAACCTAAACCGTCGATGTATAAGCCTGTACACCGGGAAACTCGAACCCGGTGATGGTGGAGGGGCGACAGTTCTGACCTTTGGGCGGGTCTGTTGCGGGGCGTGACCGAAAGGTCGGCGTCTGCTGGGACTCCCTAAACCGGCTACATGCTGCTGTAACTCAGTCTGGTAGAGTACCGGCTTGAAACACCGGTTGTCGTGGGTTCGAAGCCCACTGGCAGCACCATGGGTCTGTGTAGGTCAACGGCGACCAGACGGCTTTTACCCGTCCGACTATGTGGGTTCGAGTCCCATCAGACTCTCCATTGGCCTGTCGTCTAACGCAGGATTGGTGCCTTTGAAGCACTCCGGTCTAGGTTCGAGTCCTAGCGGGCCAGCCACTATACGAGCCCTCTGTCTCCCTTGCCGGAGGCGGGGGGCGTTTGTATTCCACGAGAGAGCGATGATTGTAGACACTGAGCCGCGTCATGCCAATAGCAGGACCGGCTTGCGCTCCACAGAGGGCAGCAAGAAGACGGGAGCCGTAAGCCGCACGCGCAATCTTGCGGGAGAGAAGCGCAGTCGCGGCAGGCCGAAGGGCTCCAAGAACAGGTCTAAGTCGCTGGTACCGACAGAACTCGCTGAGCAGTTGCTCATCCGCTTCGAGGGGCAAATCCCACCGGAGCACTACGAGTATTTGAAGAAGGTCGTCAAGGGCGGCGAGTCTGTTTCGACTGAGCGGGAACTCGACATCCTCATTCTCCTGCTGGGCAGGAACCTCCACCCTGCGCTGGTCGAGGAAATGGACGGCCAAGAGGAACTCGAACTAGACCCTGAGACTGGCGAAGTCCTTGGCACCACCAAGAAGGTCGTCTTCCGCAGGGACGTTACAGAACGCCTAAAGGTGTTGAACTCCCTCCTTGGGCTCCGTCATCAGGTGGAGAAGAACAAGGAACCGGAGAAGGACGGCGAGCAGCCGCTTTTGAAGATTGTTGCAGACAGACAACTCCTTGCAGGCGGAAGATTGGGCATCCTTGTTGGCGGCGTACCCGGCTCTATGGTTGGAGACGCTGACGGAACTGGACGGGGGGCCATTCCGGCTCGAACCGTATCAGATTAGATACCTCAACGACCAGTCCTTCTTCCGCATCGTGAACAAGTCACGCCAGATTGGCTTCTCGACAATCCTCTCTGGCGAGGTCGTGCACGCTGCGTCTGTACGGCAGGCGTACAGGGCCAACATCATTTCCATCAACCAGAAGGAAGCCTCCGACAAGATTGAGATTGCCCGGAACCTGTACCACAGCATTCCGGATGACTTCAAGGAGTCGAAGCCGCAGTTGAAGCCGGTGCTCTGGACGGACGCTGACACGGAAATCTCGTTTCACCGCCCGCCATCCACATCGGTCATCATCAGCCAGCCAGCGTCTTCCGCCGTTCGCGGAGGCCGCAAGGACGTGTACTTCGATGAGTTTGCGCACATCAGGGACGCAAACAAGTTGTACCGTGCAGCAATGCCTGCTATCACAAGGGGAAACAGCCGCCTGACCATCATCAGCACCCCGCTGGGCCAGTCTGGTCTGTTCTACGACATCTTCTCGAATGAACAAGCATACCCGGAGTACAGTCGCCACGCAGTACCGTGGTGGGAGTGCTCTGCAATGGTCAAGCCGGAACTCTACGAGGAAGCACTGGCTCTGGCTGCAGAGGTTGAGGGCTCAGAGGAACGAGTCCTCAAATACGGCACTGACAAACTCCGCATCATCTTCAACGGCTTCGGTGGGGACCTAATCGGGTTCCAGACTGAGTACGAGGCGTCGTTTGCTGACGAGGCTACAGCGTACTTCACTTGGGACCTGATTGTCAACTGCACCGACAACGATGCGCAAATCTGGAAGGAGTGGCGTCCGTCATACGACGCCGCTGGCTACCTGAGCATCGGCGTAGACTTGGCTAAGGAACGCGACCAGACCGTCTTCACGGTTGTCGAGCACAACGACGACCAGAAGAAGGTTCTGTTCACCAGACCAACGCAGGAGCCGTATAACGAGCAGTTCGCCTACTTGCAGAACCTCATCGCAGCCGTCAAGCCAAACCGTGTCAGCATCGACCAGACCGGCGTGGGTGCGACGTTTGTGGAGGATGCAAAGAGGCTCATCCCGCATGCCAACATCGAAGGCATTGTGTTCACCAACGCCAAGAAAGAGCGTTGGGCAACGCAGTTCAAGGGGGACATGCAGGTCGGGCGTGTAAGTTGGCCGAATATCGGTGACTTGCGCCGTCAAATCCATGGCATCCGCCGCACCAAGACGGAAGCCAACTTCTACAAGTTCGCAGCCGAAGGCAGCGGGCACGACGACTACTTCTGGTCGTTGATGCTGGCAATGTACGGAGAGGGTCGTGTCGCTCCCCGTATCGCCTTCATCGGCGGATAGAGAGGGCCAAGAGCCATGCAGAACAGGCCAGTTGCGGTCAGGTGCACATGCGGTACCCTCTTTGGGTACGCAGATGCCACTGGCGAGCGTATCGCCATCAAGCACCGTGACCTATATCGCATCATCCGTGGCTCTGTCGAAGGCCCTTGCCGCAAGTGCGGAAACACCGTAAGGTGGGACGCCAAGGAAGGACCGGAGACAGTCTAGGATGGATACACGAGAACTCGACCGTCTAGTCAGCAAGACAGAACTCAACCCGTTTGTGAAGACAGCCCTTCGCAGGGTCCGTCGCGCCATCGAGCGCGGTGATGTCGCGGGGTTCAGCATGAGTAAGAACTCATGGAGTGTCAAGGTCCACGAGCCGCAGGGTCTTTCGTGCACATGGACATTCTACATCCGTAAGGACGACAATGGCAACAAGAAGGGCTAAGGCCACAACTCAAAAGGCGCAGGTCAGCCAGCCCGTTCCGGGGGTCATCCCTAACTTCTCCGTGTTGGGCGTCACTCGCAGTGGAGAGGCTCTCGTCATTGACCGCTCGCGCAAGGCTCGCTACGCCACGTACTACGAAATGTTCAAGCAGCACCCAACGGTGCGTGCTGGCGTTGAGAAGATTGCCAAGGTCGCAGTCGCCAACGGGTACAAGTTCGTTCCAACTGAGCCAGACGAGCCTACAATCGAGGACAAGGTTGAGACGCTGCGAATGTTCTTCCGTAAGTCTAACGGCAGCCAGTTGCTCCGTTTGACCTACAAGGACTTGCTGATTTTCGGTGAGGGGTTCTGGCTCATCATTCAGGATGGCCGGGACGCTCCGCTCTCTGCTCGTCGCCTGCACCCACGGTACATGGACGAGAAGACGCAGAGCGGCCAGTTGGTAGGTTGGCGCTACGGTCCAATCGCTGAGTCCGACGAGGCTATCGAGTACGAAACGGAACAGGTCATCCACTTCAAGTTTGATGACCCCGACAATGACATTCGCGGACTTTCGCTGCTCTCATCGCTCGAACTGACGGTCGCTTCTGACCTGTTCGCAATGAAGTTCAACGAGAGGTTCTTCGAGAACTCTGCCCACACCGGCATCATCTTCTCGATGAAGAACAGCAATGTCGAGGAAGTGAAGCGCAACCGTGAATGGTTGGAGCAGAACTACGTCGGAACAGAGAACGCCCACAAGCCGGTGCTGCTCGAAGGCGACATTGAGATTGAGAAGTCAGTCTCGACTCGCGTCGAAATGCAGTTCATCGAGGGTCGCAAGTTCAACCGTCAGGAAATCCTGTCGGTCCTTGACATCGACCCGTCGAAGTTGGGCATCACCGAAGACTCCAACAGGTCTGTCTCCAAGGAGGCTGACAACACGTTCAGGCAGGAGAACATTGCTCCGCTGCAGTTGGTAGTCGAGGAAGAAATCAACAATAACCTCATCATGGCCCTGTTTGACTGGACCGACATCTTGTTCAGGCAGAACGACTCTAGCCGTCGTGACATGCTTGACATGATGAAGTTGTACGGTGAAGCAGAGCGTATGGGTGTTATGTCAATCAACCAGATTAAGGGCGAGTTGGGTCTGCCAAAGATTGCGGGTGGAGACGTGCACTTTGTTCAGACGGCAGCCGGAGCAATTCCGGTCGAGTGGCTCGATGATGTTGCCGCAAGGCTCATCCTCCCTACTGGTCAACCAATCACGGGACAGGGGACTGCAGCGCAGCCGCTTCCCGGCCAGCCTGAGGAAATCGAAGACGACTCAGGCGCGGAACCCGCTA